AACCGCCAGCGACCAGATGGATCCATCAAAGGTCTCATCCTCCATCGCCTCCATATCTTGTCCATAGCGGTGCAGGCCGTCATTGAACACGCTGCCCATGATGCGGAAATACTGTCCGTCGCGGAGGAAGGGCAGCGAGATGCCGCCTCCCTGGATGGTGTATGTCCCTGAGACAATCTCTCGCTGGAACCAGTTATGGATTTCACTAAGGACCTGTTCAAGCACCTCGCTACCCCACTTTCTCTTATTTACTCGACGCCCTTGCAGATACAGAGGCCGCCTGTGCACTTTCTGCGACAGTACCGCCAATGGTGCCTTTCACGACACCCTCTGCGTATTCCACCAAAATCTGAATGCCGCTCATCACAAGGCTCTCGATCTGGGCCCGCTCCTCATTTCGATAACCGCTGTTGATGCCGATCAGACCCGTTTCATCAGCAGTCAGGCCGAAAGCGTTTGCAACGTCTCCGTTCATAGTAAGGTAGTACATGATGAAGTTTTCTTTCGCTGTCGCCACAAAGGCGCCCTTCGTAACGCGGGAGGAGACGATCACTGTTCCAAGGCCCAAGAAATCCTCAATGTAGTTCATGCCGAACGCAGTCTGTGTCGTGATATTTGCGGACGCCAGATATTCGGAGACGTCCAGCGGGTTCAGGAAATATACCGCCTGCGTGGTGTCATCCTCAAACTTCACCTGGAGCTGGCCCCACGCGGCGGCAAGCGCGGCCTGGAGGCCGGTTCCGGTAACGGGGGTGGAATTGGTGATTGCGCCATTCAAGAAGTCGAACAGGCTTTTACGGACGCTCACTTGTACGTCCCTCAGCAGGGCGGTGTCTGTGTCTCGGACGGCGGCGTTGTAGCCGGACTTCTTGATCGCCTCCGCGCTGGCCGCTTTGCGCCACTTCTTTAGGCTGATTTCGCCAACGGGCGTTTTTTCGGTCTTGTAATCACTCAGAGGGATAATCTCACCCTCTGCCACATTTCCGTCCTGAAGTTCGCCAGTGGTGGTGTAGTAGTACATGGTTGTCCCCTCCATCATGGGGATCCTCCGAGTGACGCCTAGAACTTCCAGCAGCTTTGCCAAGCTGTTGTGCTGGAACTGGCGGACGAAATCCACCTCTCGAATTTTCTTCATCTTGTCCTGAGTAATCAGGTTGGTTTCAGCAGTCGTTTCTACAGTTGCCATAATGTTCTCCTTTCGTTAAATGCCAAAAAGCTCGCTGTGTTCAGCCATTGCTTTCTGCCTCGCTTCGGTATCTTTAATTTTGTCGATTTCTTCAACGGTCATCGTGTGACCTCCGGTGTTGACGGGAGGCTTCGGCGTCACAGCGCCCTTAATCTCCGTGGTTTCAATGAAGTCCGCCCACTCCTCCTTGATGGACTTTGTGCGATCCTTCGCATCGGCGATCTCTCCCTTTTCGTTGAGTTCCACGCCGTCCACATCGCTGACCTTTAGAACGGCATCAATGCGCTTCTCGCTGATCCCCGCCGCTTTCAGGAGCGCCCGGTAAGCGGTTTCCTTTGCCGCACGACTCTCCTTCTTGGCTTGGTCGGCCTTAAAATTTGCAAGGTCCTGCTTTGCTGCTTCATACTTGACCTTCCACTTGTCGGCGGTCGTTTCGCTGTCTTCGGCGGTCTGCAACTTTCCTGTGAGTTCGTCAATTTCGTCCAGTTTGGCCTTGTACCGGGCTTTCTCAACAAACTCATTTCCTACGGTCGTGCTGATAGCCTTTACCAACTTCGCGATAGCGTCAGCGGGGATGCTTCCATCCTCGCCAGTGTGGGTCTTGATGATGCTTTCAAAATCTGCCATGTTTTACATCCTTTCTCGCTGTTACGGGTGCTGCCCTAGAATGTGTTGTATAAAACCGCTTTCCTTTGCGGGTTTTACCAAAAGAAAAAGCGTGAACAAACACTCCATTTCTGGAATGAATGTCCACGCTCAGTCCTTATGCTCAGCTTTGTGGATAATGATTTATGCTGCAATTTGTTTCAGAGAATTGTTTTGCTGAATGAATGATTTTACTTTTTCGTATTCCCAGCCGCAGTCAACAAGGCCGCTCACAAGGCATTCCATTGACTGGATTGCCCGCAGTTCTTCCCGCGTGAAACAGTCCCGCAAGCTGTCCTTTTTCCCGATTCCGAACTTGTCCCGCAGTTTGTTCGCGTCCATGCCAAACAGGACTTTGTAAATGCAGTTAGTGTATGTGGAATAGGCATGCCCGTGCATCCGAACATCTTCCGTTGATTGCTGCAATGCTTTTGTAAGAGACTGCCGAACTGCAATTCCCTTCTCACGTTCAATCATCTTGCCTCGAAGGGCGGCTTCCATTGCGTTAAACTGGTTTATATATGCCTCTTTGAATTTCATTGCCAGTTCGCCGGTATAGCCCATTACTAGGAGGGTAAACCCGTCGCGGGTCATGACCACAGCTTCCTGTTTCCGGTTCATGGTGTCGGTGTAGGAGATCGGCTCAAAATTGAGCCGATTAAATTTCTCGCTGCATCCAAGCTCCCGAATGTCACGCAGGACGTTTTTGTGTTCTTTTCCAAACGTCTCCGCCACGTCCAGGCTGGTGCAGATAGCCCGCTCCTCACGTCCAAATTTTTTAATTTCCACTAACATTGAATCAATCCTTTCGGCTATTTTTCCCCGCCATTCTCTTTCGATGACTTTCCAGCCAAAGCAACCGCCGCGCCAAACAAGGAGCCTACGGCGAAAATCACCGCGCCTAAGATAAAATACCAGATCATTTGAACGAAACCTCCCAGCCTAGAAACTTCACGTCTTTCAGCTTTACGCTGGTGAAGGAGTGGGTAACTTGCTTCTCGCTGTCGTAGATAGAAAGATCATATTCAAAATACAAAATTGTTTTGTACTCAACTGCATTAAATTCCCTGGAAACTTTTCGCTTCAACTCCAATAGTTTCCCAGTAAATCCGTTGTATGTTACTTGCATGGGGGCCTCCTTTCATTTTGTTTTTTTCTTTTTCTTGTCGATTTTATCCAACTCTTCAAGAATTTTCTCATTATTGGATATCACGCTATCTAAACTATTGCAATGATACTCAAAAACATCGGACATTATAATTTTCAGTATGTTGGCCAAATGCGACTGGTTTATGAGTAGCCTTCTGATTATCTTATCCACTTCTCAATTCCCTCTCGATAATCCCCTTGTACTGCTGCACATGGGTCAAGCATTCCGCAGCGAATCCCGCAGAATGTCCCAATATTCCTGTGCGTGGTCAGCGACAGCGGGCTTGAGGTACGGCCTTGGTTTTTGCGGGTACGCCCGGTGCCAGTTCCCAAATTCGTCCTTATATACCCAGCTTGGCTTTGTGGTTCCGCCGCCTGTTGACGCATATCGGCCCGTGCCTAATTCGATGTGCGGACCGTGTTCAACGTTTGTCCCGACGTAAATAGCAACCACAGTGCACCACCTCATTCCTCTTTGACCATATAGGTTATACTGTTCCGCAACCGGCCCGTGTCAACGGCTTTTTGCCTTGTAATATTGTCTTTGGCATGGGTCACGGCCTTTTCGCCAATTGCCATTGCACCGCGCTCCACGGCGTTTTTGAGTGCGTCAAGCACCTCTTGGCTGTTGTCTTCAATGTGTACTGTAATGTGTTCCATATCACTCAACCCTTATATTGGCCCGCTTGCGTTGTTCCTCTGTTAGAGTTGATTTGAATCCTACGATTTCAACGCCGCAACTGCACCGGCAATTGTAGAGGTTCCAACCGCTTGCCCCCATACTCCCGTCACCAGGGAACATTAGTTCTTCACCTCCGACCGTAAAGGGCTTGTCATTGTCTACGGTCTGACCATCTGCCGAAGCGTGGTTGTGTCTTGTTCGATTATCTTGGGTTGCCATCCAGCGCTTTTGCAGAATGCACCCTTTTCCCTCTAATTCCTCCCGCGCCGCCTGCCTCCCTGCGTTTTCAGCCTGAGTAACGGCAGTACGAACCGCACGAATGGCACTGGTTTGGTTCATATCTGTTACCCTGTTCATCAATCTGCTCGCCATTTTATTGATGCTCTCGCCTTGCAATATCCCACTCGTGACAACAGATGTAATCTGACGCTTTCCATACTCCAAGTCAATCCCGCGATTGATCGCCCTATTTTTCGGATAATATGGCATGAGGTCCGGCTGTTCCATCAATAGCCGCTTTACCGTTTGTTCGTCAAACAAAACAAAGTCTATAGAATCAAGAGCACCGTCCGCTTGTTCCTTCACGTTCTGGATTGTATAGGCGTGATTCATGGCGTAGATTTTCGGCATATCATCGTTTATGTATGCCGCCGCGACCTCATTCGCTCTGGTATACCGTTCCGCCAACCTGTCCCGCAGTGCTTTGAACCGATTCCCGCGCCCGATCTGGGCAAGCCTCCATTGTTTGTAGTCCTCTACTGTGTATTCTCTTCCGTTTACAACGGTTCCAATCAAGGATTTTTGCTCGGCATCACGATTTTTGAATTTCTCAAAGTAGGCGTCGATCTTCTCTTGCATCTCTTCAGCGGCCTTCTTGTATTCGGCTGCTATACGGCGCTCCAGGGCGGCAAGCTCTTTGTCGGTGAGCTGGTGGGCTTCATCAACCTTCTCAATCATTCCTCACCTCTTACCATTGACAACGATTTCAGTATCTTTCTTACGGACTTGTTTTCTGTATTAATCATATCGCCGGTTTCTTTTGTCTCAGATACGTCCTCATCTTTTTGGTCATTATCTACGCCGTCAAATTTATTCAAATTTTCCGCCGTTTTCTGCTTCAAAATATCTCGTCGACCACCAAGGCTCCATACCAAATCTGGATTCTTGATATTCCAAGATAACCATAAACTGACGGATAGGACAGTCTATATCCTCCATACGATAGAAGTGACCACTGGGGCCATCACAGTCCCTGCTATAATGACCGGGAATCTTGCAATCAACAATCCATTCGCCCCATTGATTCTGGCGTACAGCAATCGCTTTGCCACCCCAAGGAAAATAACTAAGAGTGCTGTCCATCTGCTTTTCGACCAGTTCTTTTGTGATTTCTTTTGTGACCATAACTTTTAATGTCGATGTTTTTATGAATGGGCATCTTCCTTATCACGCCATTCTTCCCACTCTTTCTTGGCTTCATCTGTAACTGGCGTGAGATTCATCGTATCTCGTGAACAGCTGAGTTCTTCATAGATTTGCTCCGACATACCCCAGTCACTGTCATTGGAAATAGATTCTCCAGACTTCAGACAATAGAGATACCACAACACACATTCAAGATAATTGGTGTTATCCGGGTCCACGATGGCTCCGAACCAATCTTCTATGTCATTGCTCATAAAACTCCAGAAACCGGGACGGTTTGAATGGTTCTCCTTTATGATTTTGGCAAGTTCGGTTCTGTATTCGGGAAGGCTCATCAAGGATGATACTTTCTTGATAAACTCATCCCAATCTCCAACCTCTATGTAACAGATTACCTGATCAGAGGTGAAATTGTATTCTTTGGGAGATTCAACGGACTCTGATGTGAGTTTCATTTTAAGACCGAGCTTGTCATTAAGCTCACTGATATACATCTCAGCAAACTCTTTAGCAACCTCCGACCGATATGTTTCAGGCAGCTCCCAGTCATCGAGATACTTAAAGCCTTTATACAACTCATAAAGCTGGTCTCGTTGGTCGGACTCTATGTATCTTTCATCAAAAACCGTTTCGTAAAATCCGGGGAAACTTTTGACAATAATTGAAGTTTTCATTGTTGTCTTGTTTTGTTATTTAACATGGTCGTTATGCCAATCAATTTCATCTTCGATCGCCTCTCTGTAAAGCAAGAAGCAGCCACCTATTGTGGAATTGTAAAGGAGAGTGTAAGTGCCGTTCTCATCAACATAAGATGTGTCACCCATTTTTGCAATCATAGGTTCTTCATCTGTAAGCTCATTCTTTTCATCATCCCAATTACTGAGATAGTCAATAACTGGCTGGGAATTGCCTTCACAATAGCCGTCTCGCAATCCACAGAATACAGCCTCAATTCGGTTGTA